TTTCTTTGTAATGGGTGGAGCAGGATCTGGCACAAAGACTACGTACAAAATTACAGGTTGTGTAGTAAATGAAGCATCTATAGATTTTGATATTGATGGTATTGCTACTATTAATTGGTCAGGTTTTGGTAAAATAATTACAGAAGACACTGCACCTACGGCAACAGTCTTTGAAGCTACTAATAGTACTACTAACTTTATTCGTAATCGTCTTACATCCTTAACTATTTCTTCTACAAGTCCTACATCTACTACATATGATTTAGTTCTTACTGGAGGAAATGTTACAATTTCAAACAATATTACATTCTTAACGCCAGAAACTTTAGGAGTAGTAAATCAGCCTCTTGGACATGTTACTGGAACACGCTCTATATCAGGTAACTTTACTTGTTACTTAAATGCAGAAGCTAATTCGAGTGCTGACTTGTTCGAAAATATAATTGAAGGAACAACTACAATTACAAATGACTTTGATTTATTATTTAAAGTTGGAGGAACTGCAACACCGCGTGTTGAGCTTGCAATGACAGACTGTCACTTAGAAGTGCCTGCACACAGCATTGATGATGTTATTTCTTTAGAAACTAACTTCCATGCTTTACCAAGCAGTATCTCAGGAACCGACGAACTAACTATAAAATACGTTGGGGCATAATAATAACATTGTACTTTAAGGGGCTTCGGCCCCTTTTCTTTACTCCTGTCAAAAATAAATCTTGACATCCTACCTCCCATCACCTATAATTACATGATATAAATTTTACATTCTTAGAAGGAGAAAAAATGACTGATTCACCCGTATCTTTAGCGAGTCTTATGACTCCAAGTAAAACTGTTTCCATTGATTTTCCCGGATATTCGGGTATGAAAGTATCTCTTTGCTACTTGGCTCGTGAAGAACTTCTTAAACTACGCAAAAAATGCGTATCGACAAAATTTGATAAGAAGACACGTCAGCCAGAAGAAGTACTAAATGAAGACAAGTTTTTAGTAGAATATTGTAAGGCAGTAATCAAAGCATGGTCTGGCTTGAAGTTTTCATACCTAGAAGAGCTTCTTTTGGTAGATGTCTCGGCGTATGACCCTAATGATGAACTTCCTTACACGCAAGAAAATGCAGAGCTTTTAATGAAAAATTCAAACGTATTTGATACGTGGGTTACTGAAACAGTAGGTGATCTTGAAAATTTTATTGGGAGCAAGTAGAGAAACTTCAATCTTTACTTAAGCGTTATGTACAAGAAGGAGACAGTAACTTCAATGTAGAGAAGTACTTGCTCCTGTGCGAACAATTAGGCGAAACTCCAGATCCTGCCAAAATGCCGCTCGGGCCTTCTGACTTTCCAGAAGAGGTTCAAGTGGCATTTTTTATGTTCAGCCTTCTTCCAGATCATTGGGAAGGAATGAGTGGAACATATATGGGAAAATATTGGGATGGAATAGATTACTTTTTTAAACTATATGAAGTAGAAAATCCTAGAATAATACTATACTTTATGAAACTTTATGAAAATCAAATAGTTTCTTATAGAGCAGAAAAAGCAGAGCAAAAACGTAAAGCAGACGAAAGAAAGTCAAAAAGCGGTGGAAAAAATTACACCCATAATGTGAAAGGCTGATGGCAAAGAAAATTCAAATTGATATTGAAGTTAATGGCAAGATGCAAAAAGCAACAGTATCTGCCAAAAAACTTAATGAAGCATTGAAAAATACAGAAACTTCTGCGCACAGTGCTGATCGTAGATTAAAAGGCGCCTCTCAGCAATCTGCAAACACCACGAAAAATTTTAGTAAAATGGCACAAGGAATTAGTGGCGGTCTTGTCCCTGCATATGCAACTCTTGCTGCAAACGTTTTTGCTTTATCTGCGGCTTATAATTTTTTAAAGAGAGCAGGAGATTTAGCAGCGTTAAGACAAGCACAAACTGAATATGCATATTCTACAGGTCAATCCATGAAACTATTGACTTCTCGTATTCAAGAAGCAACAGGAGGACTACTAACTTTTGAAGAAGCTGCACAAGCTGGTGCTATCGGAACTGCGGCAGGATTATCTTCTGATCAGTTAGAAGGTTTAGCTACTGTTGCGAAAAAAGCATCTGCTGCTCTAGGAAGAGATTTAACAGATTCTTTTAACCGATTAACAAGAGGTGCGATAAAAGCAGAGCCTGAACTACTTGACGAATTAGGTATTATAATTCGTTTAAATGATGTAACAGAAACTTATAAAAGACGTTTAAAAATTACGGGACGAGAGTTAAATACTTTTGAAAAAAGCCAAGCAGTAGTTAATGCTGTTCTTGAACAAGGCCAAGAAAAATTCGAAGATATTGGTGATGCACAGAATGACATTGCAAAACTAGGAAAAGCTACAGATGACCTAGTAAAAACTATTCAAACTGGAATAGTGCCAGTAGCTACTTTTATAGCAGAAGTATTTTCAAAAAATATACTAGCTCTAGGAGCTGCAGCAACTGTAATGGGAGTTCAACTTATTAAAGCAATAGCTCCTGCAGCTCCTGCATTAGGAAACTTAGGTAAAGCGGCAGAAGACGCACGAAAAAGAATGAAAAAAATAGCAGGTCCTTCTGTTATTGGAAAAGAAATAAAGTCAGGTAGTTTTGAAGAAAGACAAATAAGAGCAATTGAAAAGGCGAGTACATCTAAAACTTCAAAAGTAATTAATCTTTCTAAAATGGAGCGCGAAGCTATAAAAAGAGACTTAATTCTTATTAAAGCAGACCATGCTCGTACAATGGCAGCAAATACCACAGGATTTACAAAGTATACAGCAGGTGTAAAAGCACAGTTCTATGTACTCGCAGCAGAGCATGGAAAGTTAATGGGAGGCATGAGACTTGGAGTAGCGGGGTTAGCTAGCTTTGCTTCTAAAGCTATGAATGCAGTTGCTATTCTTGGAGTAATTACTCTTGCAATTAGTTTAGCAAAAGAACTTATGAATTTGTTAAAATCAGACGAATTAAGAGATTTAGAACGAAGAGCAGGAATATTAGAAGGCAGATTTGCAGAGCAAAATCAAGAAGTTTCAGACTTAATAAAAAATTTAAAAGATGCAAAAACTCCTATGGAGCAATTAGTTCAAACTGCAAACTTATTGGGAAATATATCTTTTTCTGGAGTAGACGGATTAGAGTTTCAAACAGTAGGCGGAAAAGAGACTAAGCAGAGACGAGATGGAACCGCAGGACTAGCAATATTCTCAGACCGCCAAAAAGATTTACTAAAAGAAAATGAAGTTCTAGCAGAAGTTCTTCCTGGTTTAATAAAAAGTTTAGAGCTCAAAGAAGAAGTTTTACAACGAGCAGGGATAAATACAACCAATCTCGGAAAAGAAATAAACACTCTAAAAGATAATTTATCAGTTTTAGAGGGAGGATTAGGGGCGGCCAATGAAGGACAAATTGCGTACGATAATGCTGTTCGTGCTACAAATGCTGCCATGACTGAGGGTGTTCGAATTTCAAATGAATTGGGAACCGCTCTTACTAGTCAAGCAAATGCAATAAAAGGTTTAGAATCAGTATATCAAAACTTTTTGGATTTACAAGCAAAGTTTCAAAAACCTCAAAGTAATCTTACTCAAGCATTTAATGTTGTTAATGACCTTCGAGACAAATTACAAACTGCACTGTCTCCCGACCAAATGTCAACTCCTTTATCAGAGTTATTCTCAAAAGCGGATATGGAAAGACTAAACGAGATTTTACAAAAAGATGTTTCCGGTTTAACAGGAACTGATTTAATAGGGACAGATCCAACGGGAAAGGGCGTTTCAATGGCAGGCGACTTAGATATAGTAGCAGGTCAGATTAGAGCCCTGGAACTTGCTCAGTTAACTGATAAACATAATATTGAAAAAGACTATCAAGCAACTCAACGTTCTGGAATACCTTTTTTACAGAAAGAAGGAAAGGAGTTAAAACAAATTGCACTAATAAATAGAAAAATAAAAGATATAGAGGACCTAAAAACAGTAGCTAAACTAATGGGTATTGACATACATTCTACTGTAATGGCAAACATGACGGCAGAACAAAAAGCATTAGAAGAGCAGAAAAAGACGATAGAGTTTAATACGAGCGAAATTGGAGAAGCAGCTCAAAAAATGGGTTCTAGTTTAGAAAATAATATGACTAGCGCTTTTACAAGTATTATAGATGGAACAAAATCAGCAAAAGATGCTTTTGCGGATATGGCAAGAGCAATGCTAGCAGATATGGCGAAACTTATAGCAAAAATGCTTGTACAACGAGCAATCATGGCAATGTTCGGTTTTGAAAATGGCGGAGTAGCTTCAGGAGGATTTGAAGCATTTGGCATGGGAGGCATAGCAAAAGGTGGTATTACTGGATATGCTTCAGGAGGAATTATTAAGCAACCTACAATAGGACTTGTAGGAGAAGGAAAACATAATGAAGCAATTGTTCCTCTTCCCGACGGAAAATCAATTCCTGTAGATATACGGGGTGCGGGACAAAATAATAATGTGACTGTAAATGTAGCAATTGATAGCCAAGGAAATGCTCGTCAAGATGCACAAGCAGATAGTAATCAAGGAGCAACTCTTGGGTCTGCGATTGCAGTTGCAGTGCAAAAAGAATTACAAAATCAAAAACGTGCAGGTGGAATACTTAATCCCATAGGAGTATCATAATGTCTACATTTAGTTTTACTATATCTGCTTCAGATGTAAATACTTTAAAAAATACTTCTGGGCAATCTGCTTTTGAAGCAACTGCAGATAGAGGAATGACTCGCGCAACAACTCATCGTGTTCTTACTGCAAAGTTTGGAGATGGTTACGAACAAAGAGTATTAGATGGCGTAAATACTAAAAATGAATCTTTTAATTTATT